GAAAGCAAGAGCACGCACTGGTCTTACTGGTGCACCTATAGATAAAGGTTTTGATGCTGTAAAGAGTTACTTCCATATTGATGTAGAACGTAAAGATCTTGTTAGTACGTTTAAAACTTACATTAAATCTAACGTTGACAAGAAAAATCAAAAGTTTGCATTAGCAAATCCTGATTACAAGTTCTATATGTTTACCCACTATTGCGCTACTGCTTTTTGGATTAACAACGGTCTTAAGTTAGACGAAAAATCTAGTAAGTATGCTGATGGTTTAACTAATTACATTATAGATCTTGTGAAGTTAGGTAAAGAAATTTACTTTGAAAAGCAAGCTAAAGCAAAAGACTCGGCTAATGTTGTTACACTGTCTCCTCAGCAAAGACTGCAAAAGAAGATTAGTAATACTATCATGCAGGACCTGCTGTCCCTAGAAGATGCGTGGATGGAAGGTGATAAAGCCGAGTTGGATATATACCAAGAGTTTAAAAGACACGGTCTATCTGGCAGTGCAGTAAAGCCAGTTAGAGAAGTAATTGAAGGCTGGTTACTTGATTATGAAGATGCATACCACAAACGCTGCAATGACGCAGTGGAAGGATATGCCCATTTGAAAAGACCAGAACTCAACCGGAGGATCAAAGCATGTCAGTCCATGCTGAATGATTGCGATCGTATCCGTTCCGCAGCAAAAGCAACTCGTGCAACGCGGGTTAAACAACCAAAGTCTGCGGATAAACAAATAGCTCGAGTTCAGTATAAGAAAGAAGATACTGAATATAAGCTAGTGTCGATACCGCCGATCAAAGTGGTCGGCGGTACTCGGCTATTCACCTTTAACACAAAGACTCGTGTAATAAGTGAATATATAACTCAAGATACTAAGGGTTTTGAAATCTCTGGTACAACGATTAAGAACTTTGATAAGGTTAACAGTAGGTGCCGCAATCTACGTAAGCCAGCTGAGTTCTTTCCAGAGATATTTGATCGAAGCCCAAAGCAAATCGATAAAGCATGGAATGATCTAAAAACTAAAGAAAGAGTACCTAACGGTCGTATCAATGGTGATACAATCTTACTAAGGGTTATGGATAGATGACAATAGAACTACAGTTCTTAAATAAAAATCGCTTTACTAAGCTCGTAGAGAATACGGTTTATGATTTAAAGATAAGTTATATGGACGCCATTATACATCTTTGTGATAAGAACGATATCGAACTAGAAGATATTAATAAGTTTATATCACCAATTATCAAAGGTAAGATCGAAGCCGAAGCTATGGGTCTTAACTTCTTACCAAAAACTAATTCATTGGATTCAGCATTTTTCGAATAAGATGAATATAAATAGTTGTACATTACAGTCATACTGTGTTATAATAAAAAACATATTTCAGCAATACAAGGAACATACAAATGTCATTTGAAGCACTTAAACGCAATCGCGGTACAGATATTTCCCAACTCGTCAAAGCAGCAGAAGCAGCCGGAGCCGGCGGCGGAGAAAAGAAAAACTATGACGATGAACGTATTTGGAAACCAACAGTTGACAAAGCGGGGAACGGATATGCAGTACTACGATTCTTGCCAGCAGCCGAAGGTTCAGAACTACCGTGGGTCAGATATTGGGACCACGGATTTAAAGGACCAACCGGTTTATGGTATATCGAAAACAGCCTTACATCTATTGGTCAACCTGATCCAGTCGGGGAGCTTAACTCCAGACTTTGGAATTCAGGACACGAAGAAGACAAAGAAACAGCGCGCAAACAAAAGCGGCGACTCCACTACGTAGTTAACGCCTTGGTTGTAGAAGATCCCTCTGCACCAGATAACGTAGGTCGTGTTGTACTTTACAAGTTCGGTAAGAAAATCTTTGACAAGATTATGGATGTTATGCAACCAACCTTTGCAGACGAAAAGCCGGTCAACCCATTTGACTTCTGGGATGGTGCGGACTTTAAACTTAAGATTCGTCAGGTTGAAGGTTATCGTAACTACGATAAATCAGAGTTTGCTTCTCAATCACCTTTGCACGGTGGCGATGAAGCGAAGTTAGAATCAGTATATAATCAAATGCACTCACTTACAGAGTTTACTGATCCTAAGAACTATAAGACTTACGATGAACTAAAGACCAAGTTGGCTCGAGTTCTAGGTGAGGAAATGTCTATGGGTGCACCTACCATGGCACAGGAATCTCAAATGAATGTTCCTGCACCAGCACCCGAGTATCGAGTAGCTGAACCGGTAACTGCCGAGGAAGTTAAGTTAGATGATACCGATGACACAATGTCTTACTTTGCAAAGCTTGCAAACGACGACTAATAAGAAGTACCACCAGTAAATACAGGACGGCGTGGGTCAGTAGTACTTACGCCTCCTCCTGCATATGTAGTCTGTGACGAGCCTATAGCCATTGTTGTGGGCGCATTCACAACTGATGGCGCACTACCACCCATTGCACCGGGTGACATTGCCGTAACACTTTGTGCAACAGAAGCGCCAGTAGTACGAGGTAGTGTAGACATACCACCACCTGCTGCAGCTGCAGCAAGTCCACCATCCACACCTGAAGAACTAGTAGGTATACTTGTGGGTGCTTCTGCATCAGGTGAACCCACGGCTTTGTTGATTAATTTACCTAGGAAGCCATCGCCAAAAGCTGTAATTTTTTTATCGAAAAGATATTGAGCTATGGCCATACCTATTGACTCACCAGCAAAACCACCTATCAATCCAAATCCTAGACCGCCAGCAACCGCACCAAATGGGCCACCAACTGCTCCTAACATAGTTCCAAGTGCAGCTCCACCTAATCCAGCTAGCCCACTGCCAATAGCACCACCTAACAGACCTATTTTTTCATCTTCAGATGCATCTGAAGATAATATTAATCCAATCTGTGCCGCTGAAAGAATTGCTGCTAAAGGACCGCCTGCTTTTAATACCTTTAAAAATTTAGCAAGCTTACCAGTAGCCGGCACCTTTGGAGTTGAAGCTTTTGCTTTTCCTTTTATTTCTTTCATTAAATCTTTAGCTTTTGGATCTGTACCTTTCACAACAGTGTCTTTACCATCAACACCTACAATGTTTCCAGTTGCTTTGTTTACAGTGCCTGGTGTCAAACCGGTTGCTGCTGCGGTAGTAGCTGTAGTTGCTGCACCAAGACCAGCCATAGAAGTTAGCGCGGTACTGGCAGCTTTAAATGGTGCTTTTAAAGCGCTAAATGCTAGACTTAATGATTTGCCAGGTTTTATTAGTGCAAATAATCCTGCCGCGCTAAGAGCGATATCATCAAGATTTTGAGTGAGTCCTTTAAAATCACCTGTTGCTAATTGTGTTAAACCATCTATTGCATTTCCAAAAGTGTTCGATACACCATCAAGAACTTGTTCTGATGTAGGAAGCTGTACATCAACTAACTCTGTCACAGCATTCTTTAATTTATCGAATGTTGGTGCTAAAGTTTCACCTAATTTTGTAAGTTTATCTTGGTTTTCTTCTGTCAATCCAGCGCCGATGATGCCAGCAATTAGGCCTATTCTTTTTCCAAAGAAGGAACCTATGCCACCGGCCACTAAACCTCTTTCAACCGCACTACCTACTTCTTCACTACCAGTTTGGCTTGTAACGTATTCTCCTATTTCATCAGCCATTGTAATAGCTAATAATTTTGGCACAGCGCTTACTGCTGCACCGGGTATACCTGCTAACCTAGGTACTTTACTTAAAACACCTGAAGCGAAACTTTCGCCTCCAGTCCCACCTCCACCCGCGCCGCGCGGTTGAGCAGTAGGTTGGGCAGCATCTTTATCTTCAATATCTGCTTCTAAGTCGTCTAGATTTCTACGTTGAAGTGCCACTAAATCTTCAACTGCATCAATCAATCTACCTTGGCCTACTGTTTGTTCGTCCAAAGTTTTATTGACGGCCTCTAGTTCTATATTTAAATCTGATAAAGTACGTTCAGCCATTACTTTCCTCGAGCCTGTGCTTCTTCTTTTTCTTTTAATTCGTTAATTAGCATGCTAAGGTATATTTCCCTCTCCCAAGGTATCATATAATCTAGATCGCTAAGTGAATAATGAAAGTTTTGTAATAACTGATAGTTAGTCGTATAAAAGTTTTCTAGATTATCATGGGAGAGGTTAATTAAAAAAAATCCTCAAGCCCCCTCAGCATCCTTTCGTTATTTGTTCCACAATTTTTGCATTTATATTCTATGTTTTTTTGCATCACAGGTAGTTCTAAAGCAAACTGACTTATCTTTTCAAATTGTGCACCTGTGAGTGATTCTAAAAAT